TTTGTACTTTGTGTTCTCAGGTGTTGACGCTAACGATGATCGTACTATAGAAGTATACCCTACTCCTAACGGTGTGTACTCTTTACGGTTTGACTTAGTTAGTCGTGAGCCTAAGCTAGAAGCAGACGCTGCTACTTGCATACTACCGCCCAGTCCTATCATTCACTTGGCAGTGGCAATGGCTGTGAGAGAGCGTGGTGAGACAGGCGGTACTTCTACACAGGAGTATTTTGCTATAGCCAATAATAGCCTGTCAGATGCCATAGCTTTGGACGCAGGACATTTTCCACACGAGACTGAGTGGAGAGCTGTTTAATGGCACAGCAATTGCAGAACATTACCATTTCAGCCCCCGGCTTCTTTGGTCTAAACACAGAAGATTCTCCTATTGGTTTGAGTCCTGCTTTTTCTTCTATCGCAGACAACTGTATTATTGACCAGTATGGTCGTGTTGGAGCTAGAAAAGGTTACTCAAAAGTAACTACCAACGGTGCTTCTTTGCTAGGCTCAAGTGCTGGCCTAGAGATGGTACATGAGTACAAAGACTCTGACGGCAATAAAGTTATACTGTCTGCTGGCAATAACAAGATATTCTCTGGTACTACTACGTTAGTTGACGAAACTCCTTCGCTGTATAGCATTACAGCTAACAACTGGAAGGTAGTTAATTTTAATGACCACGCTTACTTTGCACAGCGAGAACACGAGCCTTTAGTGTACTCAGATCACGCTGGTGTAGTAGAGCCGATGTCCAGCCATGCACACGCTACAGGCATACCGCCAGAAGGCAACGAGATACTCGCAGCTTTTGGTAGAATATGGATAGCTGACTTTGCTGCTGACAAATCTACTGTTTACTGGTCTGATTTGTTAAACGGCTCAGGCTGGGTTGGTGGCTCTTCAGGCTCTATTGATGTAACAAAGCACTGGCCTGTAGGCTACGATGAAATAACAGCTTTAGCTGCACACAACGGGTTGTTACTAGTATTTGGTAAAAACTCTATACTTATTTACGAAGGTGCAAACAGCCCTGCTACAATGACTTTATCAGACACAATCAGTAATGTAGGTTGTATTGCTAGAGATACAGTACAGAACATAGGTACTGACTTGTTATTTCTCAGTGCTGATGGTGTTAGGTCTTTGGCGAGGACAATACAGGAGAAGTCTGCACCGTTAAGAGACATCAGTAAGCAGATTAGAAATGACTTAGTTACAACACTTGCTTTAGAAAACGGTAACATTAAGTCTGTTTACAGCCAAGAAAATGCTTTTTATTTAATAAACTTCCCAAGCATAGACGTAGTGTATTGTTTTGATTTAAGAACACCTATGGAGGATGGCAGCTATAAAGCTACTACATGGAGTCATATTGCTCCTCTGTGTTTTCACAGGATTGAAGACGGTACACTATACTTTGGGCACCCATCAGGAATCACTGAGTATGAAGGCTATAACGATGACGGAACTCAATACACATTAAGCTACTTTAGCAATCCTTTAGACTTTGGTAATCCTGCTAATTTGAAGTTTCTTAAAAAGTTTACCATCACTATTATAGGTGGGCAGAACACAAATGTTGTTCTTAACTGGGCGTATGATTACAGCACAGCCTACACTAAACAGACTTTTACCTTCGGTGGTAAAAAAGTAGCAGAGTATGGTATAGCTGAATACAATACAACAGATGCAGAGTATTCTGCTAGTATCATTATTAACACTAATGGCTTTAATGGAACAGGTAACGGTACTGTGGTGTCTATAGGTATTGAAGCTCTTGTGAATGAAGCCCCATTCTCAATACAGAAAATAGACATTCTAGCCCTGCTAGGCAGATTAATATAAAGAGGTGAAATAGTTAAATGACTCCAGAAGAATTAGAAAAATTTTTAGGTATGCTTTCAGGTGCTGGGGCGTTAGGTGCTGGCTATGCAGTCTCTGAAGATTTAGCCAGTAGACAAAGAGGATATGGTCAAGAGGCCATGTCTCAAGCTCAGGCTCTTGGTCAGCAGTTATCTGGCGCAGCTTCCGGGGTTTTTAAACCGTTTGCTGTTAGCACAGGTCTTGGCCCCGGCTTGACTGTAGGTCAGGAAGGCATCTCAATGCAGATGTCTGACCAGATGACAGAAGATACTAAAGCTCTCGCTAGGAGTGGCGCACAGCAGTTACTGTCTTCTACCGGAGCAGGTAAACTTCAGTCTGAGCAGGAGCGTCTTCAGGGTATGCTTCTGGGTCAAGGCATAGGACAGGCGCAGCAGGACATATACGGTCAGCTACAGGCTATGAGACAGCCCCAAGAGGAGCGCGACCGCCTTGCACTAGAAGAGCGTCTGTTTTCTCAGGGCCGTTCAGGTGTTCGTACAGCGCAGTATGGAGGCACTCCTGAGCAGTTAGCTATGGAGAAAGCTATACAGGAACAACGGGCTGCTGATGCTCTCGCTGCTCGTGGACAGGCTGTGTCAGAGCGTCAAAGCACTGCTGGTCTTTTGTCTCAGGCATTGCAGGAAGGACGAGCTAATCAGGCTTTACAGGCTGAACTTGGTCTTGGTGGGGTACAGGCTGCTTTCTTGCCGCAACAGCAAGCACTTAGCTTATTGGCTGGTGGTGTGCCGTTCTCTGAGTTGGCTACTCGTGCTGGTCTACAGGGTGTGACTGCGCAGGGTGAATTACTGGGAGCAGGTCTACAGGGTCTTTTGGGTGGTCAGGCAGCTTCAGCCGCTACACAGCAGCAGTATTTACAGAATCTCTTAGGTGGGCTGTTTGACACACCTGAAGGGGAAGGCGAAGAGAGTTTCTTCCGTAAAGCTCTAAGAGACCTTTTTCAGTAAAACATAGAATAAGTAACTATAGGAATTAAGACATGGCTATTAATGTTGATGTAGCAAGAGCAGGTGCGCCTTTATTGAATCTCAGGGGAGTTACTGACGTAAGACAACCTGCTGCTACTGCTCCCCAGAAAGACGAACTTGGTATGCTGGGTAATTTGCTGGCGGGTTCGTCTGCGCCTATGACACAGCAACAGAAAATGCGTAGGGATATTGGTAGTTTGTTTGGTGTAGATACTCGTTCTCCTGTGGAGAAACTACGGGAGCAGTTGGCCGGTATAGATATGACTAGCGCTGCTGGTCTTCAACAAGGAGCGCAGTTTGCTAAAGACTTGAAACTGTCAGCACAGGCAATACAGTTAAATACGCTTGCTTCGCAGAAACAAAGAGAAGAACAAGCTATATTGCAGCAAGAAAAAGAGAAACTAACTAACGAAGCAATGTTGCAAACCGAAAGAGCTGGTTATTCTAGTTTGGTTTTTAATTCTCCTACGTTATCCGAAGAACAGAAGAATGCTTTTAGTGCGATAGCGTTATCAGGAGGTTTTGATGGTAAAGTAGGCGATCTTCTTAAAGCTGCTTACCCATCCTCTGATGGACGTTTTAGCGTTGTTGGTAATACGGTATGGGATAATCAAAAAGGCACTTGGGCAGACGGAGCAAGTCCTACTGATGTCGCTAGTGCTAAAGGAGAAGGCTCTGTACAAGCTGGTTCTTTGTCTGACGCTCTTCCAGGATTTGATTCTGATAATTATGACCCTAAATCAGTATCATTAGCCACTTCTGCTTACAACTCAGCGGCTACTCCAGAAGAAAAAGCTGATGCTGTAGCTAAACTAAAACCAAAAGCAAGAGTTGGCGAAGAGTGGCGCACCATTAATGGCAAAGATGTTTTATATCCTGTTACTGGGGAGCCTAAACGAGAAGCCGACAGAACTATTGCTGCTACTAATGGGGCACGTAATACTGCACTTAATGGTGCTAAAAACTTTATTGATGTAGCTGACGGTATTTTGACAGATATAAGTTCAGGCAAAACTTCAGCAGGAGCTGCTGCTTCTGTTCTTGGTTATGTTCCCGGCACTGTTTATTGGAATCAGCGAGTTAGTGTTGATACACTCAAAGCTAATTTGGGTATTGACGCTTTGTTTGAAGCACGCGCAAACTCTGCTAACGGTTCGTCTGGTTTTGGGCAGCTTACACAAATGGAACTTAAACGCTTAGAAGATCAAGTTCGTAGTTTAAGTCTTGCACAGACTGAAGAACAGTTTATAGATAATTTAAGTGAGTTACGTACTATATATGCAGATATTGTTGAAAAAGATGGCGGTGAAATGACTATAGAAGATTATATAGGAGTAACTAGACAAGAAGTTGTACAGACTTCTAGTGGAAACTATACAGTAGAGGAATTACCCTAATGGCGAGATACCGCATAACAGATAAACAAACAGGAAGAACTGCTGTTGTGTCTGGTGAAACCCCTCCAAGTGAAGAGGCTATTGCACAGATATTTCAAGCCACCGAGCCTAAAGACTCAGGCTACACTGTTCCGCCTATGCCTACTATGCCTCCTCCTAAAAGCTCTCCTTCAGTAATCGACTACATAGGAGAGCTAACAGCAGGTCTTGCACGGCCTATAGCTAGTCTGGTTGATATAGCCATGTCTCCTGTTGCTGTCGGTTATGAACTAGTTACAGGAAAGGAAGCTAAAGGAGCATCTACTATGATAGCTCCTAGAGGTGCTTACACTGGCGATGATGTTTTAGGACAGGCTTTAGGTGCAGGAGGAGAACTAGCCAGCAGCTCTTTAACAATAGGCCAAGCAGGAAGGTCTTTGGTAACTAACTTGTTAGATGAAGCTGCTGTCGCAGGTGAGTCAGCAATAAAAGGTGTTCTTAGACAGTTTGGCTCCTCTACTCCTGCTGATGATGTGTTGGCTGGTTTTATTTCTGGCACTTCTTCTGAGATTGCTGCGCAGAGTGCTGAAGAAATTGGAATGTCTCCTAATGCTGTAGAGAGTGTACGGGCAGTTGTTGGTTTAGGCGCACCTATAGCAGTAGCTCCTGTGTTAAACAGGCTAACTGATACAGTCGGTAGTTTTTTACGTAAGCCCGGAGCTACCCCCTCCGTTGAAGAAATAAAAGGAGCTTCTAGGGCACTTTTCCAACAAATCGATGATCTAGGTATTATATTCACCGAAGATTCTACTAAAAAGTTAGTTTCAAATTTAGACGAGAGTATTGTTGAAGAAGGGCTAACTACGTTTCTTGGCGAGACACAGCTTGCAACACAAGCCTTGAAACTTAAAAGCTTGTTAGAAGCTGAAGGAAATTTCAATGGTACATCCTTCAAGGTTTTAGACAAAGCAAGAGAAGCCTTCAATGCGATAGCTGTTAATAAGACTGATAATCAAGCACGCATTGCTAGAATCTTGAGAGATAAAGTAGATGATTTTTTGATGAGTGCTGCTGTCTCTGATGTTTCCAAGACTACCACCACCGGAAAAGAGTTAGCATTACCTGGACAGGTTCTAACACAGCAAGACAATAACGCTATTTCTAGGACTTTAGTAAATGCTAGACAGCTATGGAAAAGAGCTAAATCTTCTCAGCTTGTTGAAGACACTTTTAAAGACGCTGAAATAGCTGCTTTGGGTTCAGAAGGACAACAGTACGAAAAAGTGTTGGTAGAAAATTTAAGACAACTGTTAAGAAGCGAGCAGTATGCTACCCAGTTCACAAGTCGTGAACGAGAGTCTGTAGCGTCCGTAATTCAAGGAAGCTCGGTTAGAAGAAGGCTGGAAGGTATGAGAGAATTAGGAATAAAGTCCGATACTTACATCAAAGCAGCTCTTTTTGGAGCAGCAGGGGCAGCGTATGCTGGCTACATGACTCCTCAAGCTACCGTAGTGGCTGGCGGTTTATTGACTACCAGTATCTTATCTAAAGCTGCTGGAGAAGTTGCAAGACGTTATTTTCTGACAGATGCGCACACTATGCGATCAATGATGAGAGCTGGTTCTAACGGT